GGTCAGTTAAATCTGGTAAGAAAGAGAAGCAACTTTGTGTTTGAGTTCCAGTTGCGAATGCGAAAGCATCACGTAAGGCATTGTACTCTGCGTTAACGGGTGCCGCTTTGATTACTGCGTTTGCAGTTATGTCTGCAACGGATTGTCTATTATAGCCAGCCATTTTATCTTAGATCTCCAGTGCCATAAGTTAACACTATGCCCTGTATGCTGTGACTAGCATCAGTGCTATTAGTTACGTATTTAAAGGATATGGACTTACCAGAACCTGCTATGTTAGTTGTCCGTACCGGTGAGGGGTTACCACTGTAGATGGCAGTACTATCGTAGGTAGCTTCATTAAAGTATGCGGCTGCACCTACGGTATTCATTGTATAGTTAGTTGGGTTCATTATAGTAGTATCTTCATAATCATATACTACAGATAATATAATTTCGTTTTCCCCTTCAGACCGTAGATAGGTACTAACTTTATAAAAGATCTTACGTAGTTCAGGATTTTCCATATATAGGTAAGGAGTTTGATATACACTGAAGATGTCTAGCCCATTAAAGGAGTTACCAATCTCCTGTCTATGTACTTTACCATCGGAGGTACCATGTATTACATACTCATACTGACCTAGATAGCCACTAGCAGCACATGTAGCCTCTAGTCCTAATAGTTGTCCAAACTCAAAGGAGAACCCTTCTTGTTGCTTTCGGATACCTCCGATAATACCCTGTGCTTCTGAGGCAGCAAAGAAGATACGGAACTGTGACTTCTGACGAATAACTACTGAAGATAGGCCATCTAAATCTATGTTCATTGAAATGTCACTGAATAGAGATTGAACATCTTTAGATATAGTTTCTAATTCCACATCACCAATACGACTTGTACCAGAGATAGGACGAATACCATCTTGACTGAGGAACATTAAGTCCCCACCAATCTCAATGATACTGTCAGAAGCAAGACAGCCTAGATCATGTGTAACACCTGTTAGTGCAAAGTTAGCTGTGGCAGTTCCCTTCAAAGACTTAATATTGTTAGTTCCGAATATGTATAACACATCACGGAAGGGCTTAATAGCTACAATAGGAAAGCCTACGTTGATTACACCAGCGCCATTGCCCGTAGCAAAGTCAGTCTCCGCTAAGGGAGCACTGAAGAATAGTTTTGTAGGATGTGCAGGATCACCTGCAAGAAACATATGATTAGCATAATCCACAGCATACTTCGGATCCGTTGGAGCATTAGCATGAGTGATCTGAGTATATGTAGTACCATCATAAGTAGCTGCAGGATTAATACCATCTGTAAGTATAGTCTTTGGTGTAGCATAGTTAAAGTTACTGAAGCGTACCTTGCCCACCCCTACCATTGTAGGTGAACCAGCAGTAGTAGCCGCTACCCATGCAGAGGTTGCCGTATTCCAATAGTGAAGATAGTTATATCCAGAAGAAGGTTTTCTACAGGCTAGGATGCCATTGTTAATACCATTGACTACATTAACACCTAGCGTAGATCCAGTACCTGCGACTGTACCATATGAATTTGCAAAGCCATTAATACGTCTATAACCACCCGTAATAGCTGGCTCATAGTTAACTAGTAGAATAGCACTACCCGGAGCTTGTTCACCCTGTGCAAGAACATCACGACTTGTATCTAAGCCACCCCTGCAGAATACTTTGTTTACTGATAGTTGATCTGCCATGTGACTATGCTATCCCTGCAGAAGTAAGCTGACGAGTCCTAACAATGTAAGTTGATCTCATTTGGAACGTATCATCCATTAGGACATTACGCATAGCCTTGATACCATCCTCAAAGGAAGTTTGATGCATCTGAGCACTCTGTGCATTGGAGCGGAACTGCATCATATACATCATAGCACCATCAATAACTACATGGCTAAATCTATCAGGTATGATACTTACGTCTGTATATAGGTTAAGTGCAGCAGGTACAGACCAATAGGTGTACTCTACTTCATATGCTGCATTAGGAACTGGTGTTACACCGAAGGTAGAACCATATGTCTGAAATACTTGAGTAGGAACACCTAGCCCCGTGGCTGGTGCAAGATCATCTGTGGATCTGTACGTCTGAGTATATGCTTCATGAGACATTGGCTTTAGCACTGATGGTGTATTACCTTCAGAACTAAGTTGTTTAATGTAATAGGTATCCCAGTCAGAGCTTGAATAGTCTGAGGGGAAAGAATATGCGGTTACGCCTACTGTAAGCGTTTGGGTAGTCGTTGTTTTAATGAAAGGCCACTCTTGACCATCTTGTAGTATGCGTCTGATACTACTGTTGATAGCGTCCTTAGCTAGAGCTTGGACATTTCTAAGAGTATCAAAACCGTCACCAGCAGAATCAACCTGTACTTCATTGAGCCTCCGAAGAACTTCATTTACAAGTGAGACATATGTTGCCATGATAATTACTCTTTACATAATAAAAGAAAGGGGGCAGATTGCCCACCCCCTCAGTGACAACGCTTAGGCTACGTTGTATTTAGCAGTAACTATTGCTTCAGGACGTAGGATCTTGCGACCATAAAGGTGCATACCACGTACAATATCAGCAAAGCTATCTGGATCACGGTAAGTCTCAGTCTTGTTGATCTGCTGAGCAGTAGCAACACTAGAGTCATGACCTGCAACAATAACACCATAGTTAGTGTTTTGGTTAGCAGTGCCAGCAGTAGCTGAACCAGTACCTACAGAAGGTAAGTTGTTAGAAACATATACACGGAAACCATGCAAGTTGTCCAACATCAAACCATTACGTAGACCACCAGACTGTCCCCAGTCCATATTCAATAGACGAGAATCTTCGTCAGCTAGGATTTCTTGGAATACAGAATCCACAACCAACCAACGACCTTGCTTATCAACATTGTTCTGATCCATCAAACGAGCCATACGAGCTACCATTTGCAACGGAGTTGCAGTAGCAGTAGCAACAGAAGTTGCGCCAGCTAAACGAGCAGCTAGTGGGATAGAGTGATCGGCAGCAGAACTAGTAGTGATGTTACCAAACGAAACTTTCTTGAGCTTGTTAGCTGCAAGTAGTTCATCAGTTCCAGCAGTAGAATCGGCAATAGTACCAGACACTACGTTGTTAACTGCAGCAGCGTTAGCATGTAGAGCAGATTGCTTGTAACCAGACAAGTAACCCAAGATTTCTTGGTCATACTGGTCAGCCAAACGATAGGCCGCACGATTACTAGCCATACTTAGCCAGTTGATGTGGGTCTGTTGCTCTTCAATGTCATCTAGTTTAAATGCAAAGTAGTTAGACTTGTCTACAGTTAAAGTAAAATCAACGTCAGTTAAATCTTGAGTAGAGATTGCAGTACCACGCGTATATGCGCTAACACTAATCTCTGGCTCTTTAATGATACGAACAGAATCACCTGCATTAGCAATCTCACCGAAGTAATCACTGTTAGTGATAGCCTCACAGACTGCAGACTTACGAAATTCCATTTGTACTTGCTTACTATAAATTACAGGTGAAAAATTACCTGAGTTTAAGTTGGTATAACCACTCGCTTTTGCAAAAGCCATGATATATACTCCTATATAAATTGTAATGGAGCTATAACAATATCATAGAGGCTGTTATTCTACAGGTGCAGTCTTTATAAGTTGATCGACTTAATGTAAGATCTGGGCTGTAGTGTATCAGGTTTGTCTATTTACTATTGTAATTGCTTATATGTTATACACGAATTTGCAAAACATATTGTGTTACTCTGTGTAGGGTAGCCGAGTGGAGCCTACTCTTCCGTAACGTACTAGTGTAACCAGAGGATCAGTCTAATTACACTAGAGGTTTAAAATACAGTTATACTGATTTTTATATAAATGTCAAGCTTTATTTAAACTTTATTTAAACTTAACGCGCACTACCGGATATGTCATATACAAAGTTACCACTACGCATTGCCTTGGCAATAGCATCTTGGTGTTCTTCATACTCGCTAATGGTCATAGCTGCTACATCAGACTCAACATATTGCTGTTCACCTGAACCTTCTGTAGGTGTAGAACCTCCACGGGAACTAACGTCTTGTGCAGCACTACGATTATTACCCTTCTTACCTTTATTCTTTTTATTAATACCTGCATCTAACTTATACAGGTCTATAGCTCTGGCAGCACTAGTTGCGTCAGACTCATTATGCAAGCAGTAAAGAACACACCAGAAGTAAAAGGTTTCATGCGAGTTAATACTAAGCAACAGCGTATGGATAATGACGAAGCAGAGCTAGCAGAATTAAAAGCAAAGCATGAGATGTCACCAGAAGAAAAAGCAGATGATGAAACTCCTGATACAGCGGAAGAGCGATCTTTCAAGAAACGGTATGGGGATCTACGTAGGCATCAGCAAGAGCAGAAGAGTGACTTTGAAGAGCAGATTAAAGCTTTGAAAGGGGAACTTAAAGCTACATCAACAGGTGATATGGAATTGCCTAGCACTGAAGAAGAGATTGCAGCTTGGGCAGGTAAGTACCCTCAGGTAGCTAACATCATGCAGACAATGGCATTAAAGGCTGCAAAGGATCAAAACGAAACTTTATCTAGTCGTATGAAAGAGATTGATGATCTTCAATTAAGTGCAAACAAAGGGAAAGCAGAAGCTAAGCTACTACAGATCCATCCAGACTTTGAGCAGATTCGTGAAGAAGA